AAAGTCGCAGAACCAGCCGTAGCCGTAGATGCCGAACTGAAGTTCAAAAGGTTGAGGAAAAACTGTTGCCATGCCCTTGTTGGTCTTTTGGTGCTTGCATCCAAAAACTCAGACTGTGGGTAGGGGTTTAACTGCGAGGTGTTGTAAATGCCAGTAGCCATCAATTCTCCCCTGAGGTGGCTTTGAGGTTAGCCGAGACAATTACAGCGTTTACAGGGTCAGTTATAGACACCTCAAACACCCTATCTCTAGCCATGCCCAATCTGCGCCAAATGGCACGATTCTTGTATTTACCTTGTTGACCAATAGTTACCCAATATTCCCTCGACCAAGTAGAACCGCCATCGTTTGACCATCTCAGCATGGCTTGTGGGTAAGTGGTTGTGGTGGTGTTGCCCACAATCGCTTGCAAACCAATCACATAAGTTTGAAACGGGTTAATTGTGAATGTTTGGGTTGGGTAAATGATAAAAGGCGAATTTAGGTAAATATTGGAGGAAAGCCCAACAGTTAAGCCCGTAGTACCAACGCCAGGTTGGAACTGAATCTGTAATTCATCAAAGTATTGACGCTGTAAGTCAGCAACTAAGTGCGGTGCGCGTCTTAATCTGCGGACATTTTGCCCGTTGTCGGTGTAATTTAACTTGTCCAATTCATAGATTGAGCCGTTAGAGTAATCTCCGACCAAGACCATTCCTTGAAAGACTGCACAGCAATTACCCCTATGGCGCGAGTAAGAGCCGTCATCATTGGTGTATAGCCACTTGTGCCACATCTGGGTGGTGGAGTCATAAGCCCAAGTCAGGTTTAATGTGGGAAAAGACACGACATAAACTTCGTGACCTTCTAACTGGTAAGTCCACGCAATAGCATCGTCAACATATTGGTTGGTTATGGAGTTCTCGACTGCGTGGTTAGAAATCCTTGCTGGCATATAACCAGACATTTGCATAACTTGTGCTTGACCTCGGTTGTTGCGAGAAACATAAGCAAACGAGTTACCAAGGCGAGAAAGGGAAAACTTAGCCGCCACCCCGTGTTGGGTAGAAGTGCCAGGTATTCTTTGGAATGGAAACGGCACAGCACCCACATCTGTCCACACTTCTGACGAAGCCTCACCCATTAAGTAGACTTCGCGGTGGTCAACGATAAGAGCCACCAAATTATCTGGCGCACCATCTTTGACCGAATAAGAAGTAGAGCCAGATATGGGAGAAAGTAAGTTAGACGCGCCCCATTGCTGAGAGGAAGGGCGGTTGTAAACAAAGTAGTTGTCTACTATGTCGCAAGTTTCGCCACCTGAGAAAGCCCCGTCAGTCGATGGAAGCACAGAGAAATTGATGGCGTACATGGTTACGCCCACCGCTACTGTGCTGTTTGCACTTAGCGTATAAGTTCCGACTCCACCAGAACCCGTACCAAAAGCAGTAATCACGCTTCCTGCGGTAACGCCTGCGCCTTGGATTGTTTGGCCAAGATACAAAATTCCGCTAGAAACAGCAGAAACAGTCAAAACATTCGTTGCGATAGTGGCAGTTACCACAGCACCCACCGCAGTTGAGTTTAAAGCCCTGCTGGTAAGTGTTTGAGATAGGTTGATGGTGTATGTACCAACACCGCCAGAACCGCTACCTAGAGCCGTTATAACAGTCTCTGCCGTTACTCCCACGCCATAAAGCGACTGCCCAACAGCAATAGTGCCACTAGACATAGTGCTAACAGTTAGAGTTGTGCCAGAAGTCGAGCCAGTAAACACCGCGTTAGCAGGCGAAGATATGCGCCATGTATAGCGATATGCCCCGTCTACGATATAGACATTGATGCCGTTGTCGGTAATTGTTACGCGACCAGAACTTGAGTTCAACAGCCCGATTACAGACGGAACTAAATTGGAGGTCATTGCGTAGACATAAGAGCCACATACAACAACCATTTGTGCGCCACCTGAGACAGTACGCATACCGCGCACTTCTTGAAGGTTTGGCAGTAAGGCTTTTAGGGTAAGACCTGGGGTTGGGTATAACGCAAATACACCTCGCTCACCAGCCTGCTTCAGAGGGTCAACTTCTGGAAAAAAATTGATAGTCTCTTGGTCATCCTGATAAATTGAAGGCGCAGAGTAAGAAGGCCCAACAAGTCCAAAGTCCATTTAAACAAACCCCCCAGTAAGAATCCAACCCGCATCTTTAGAGCGAGTATTCATCAAAGCATCTGGGTATCTTGCCACTTGTAGCGGACTCATGTTGTTGCGTTTAATAGTTGCTTTGGCTTGTGCCGCATAGCCTGTAATCATCGCTATCTGCACTTGACTAGCCTTGCCATACATCGGCATTAAACGCTCTGCTAAACACCAGCGTAGAGCCATTGAGTAGCCTTGTGGCAACACAATCGGGTCATACAAAGTGTTGTATCGACTAAATATTGTGTTGGCAAACAAGTGCATTTCGCCCTGCGATGGGTTTGGCCATACAAACAAGTTACCCGTATCTGCGCCAGGATTAAAGTAAATTGCTTTTGGCCATGGGCCATTCAGAGTTTTTAGACCAATCATTTCGTAGTCTTGTAGAGCAAGAACAGAAACTGGGTAATCTAAACCCCCGTTTACGATAGGCTGACCATTTGAATTAGTGTTAATACGCACAAAAGCAGAGTTAATCTGCAATGGTTTTTCATAGTAAGCAGTTATCGTGGTCGAGGAAACTGTTTGACTAATGTTGAGTTTGTATGTACCGACTTCGTTTATGTTACCGCCTGCACCAGTCAGAAAATCAACAATCTTTGTGCCAGATGTGATGCCTGACCCGCTTAAAGTCTGACCTTGTGCAACCGCACCAGAGCCGATAGCCGTAACAGTAAGAATGTCACCAGAGATTGAGCCTGTGAAAGAAGCACCAATAAAGTTAGCAGTTGATGCTACTGGGCCAATCGTGTATTGAGTCTGCCCCGCTATCACGGGAAAAATGATTTCAGTCACATTGTAGACCATCATGTCCTCATTTGACCATTGGTCTATAAGGTCGTTCAGCATCTCAAAAGCGTCTTGTGCGGCTTCTGGCGTTGGTGTCTCGCCCGCTTCTAACGCGCCAATATCTTTTAACGCTCTGCTTACGATGTCAATAGGGACAGTCATTATTTATCCTCTAGCGTAAATATTTGTGGCTTCCAAGGCGCAACAGCAGGCTTCTTTGCTAAGTTAGCCAGTTGCTCGCTCAAACGCTTTTCTACTAGACATTCGCCATTGATTGTCAGCGATTCTTTAGCCCATTGTGCGACCATTTCCTCTGTTACTTCAAAAAAAGCAGTCTTAGCATCGCCATCAAAAGTAGCGTAGCCTTCTGTTTCTACTGTGTTTTCACCATCAAAAACAGCGCAATGGTATTTAGCCGAGGTGATTTTCTCACCATCAGCGTAAATATCTAGTATTTTCCAAGCGTAGTTCATTTGGCTTCCAAAGCCACCACACGGGCGGTTAGTGCGTTGATTGTTTCGGCTTGTGTGTCGTTTATCGCTTTAAGTTCTTGAATAGCCGCAACCAAATGCGGTATCAAGAAAGAAGCATCAACACCTTGGTAAAGTGGCTTTCCATCAGCATCTACCGCATCTTTATCGCCAGTTACCGCATGAGGTATGACTAATTGAAGTTCGTGAGCAATAAAACCCTCTATGCTTTCTTCTGGTTTTGATTTGTAGTTATAAGTGCTTGGCTTTAACTGCGAAATCTTTGCTAATGCACCAGTCAAAGGCACAATATTTTCTTTTAATCTGTAATCAGAAGTTACATTGTATGAAGTTGTTGTTCCATTAGTTGTAATTGTTCCTACTGCGGTTGTGTTTCCATATTGAAAAGCGGCTAATCTAGCGGCAGTATTTTGCACATTCAAAATTAAAGCGGCATACGCTGTGTTTGAACTTGTCTGCGAATAAAGCGTATCAGTATTGCTTATTACTTGTACTCGACCACCAGTTCCAATAGTTGAACTCTGCCCCACCAGCAAGTTACCGCTGGAGTCGATACGCATACGCTCTGTGCCATTTGTGTACATCGCAAGTGCGGTTGCACCCCTTGAACCTATTACAGAGTTACCACCCGTGTAGGCCAAAAAACCTAAACTGCTTGCACCAGAACCTGTGCCACCCCAATCAATTTCTCCAGTAGCATACATATCTCCAGAAACATGAAGTTTGACTGTTGGGCTAGTAGTACCAATCCCCACATTACCAGAGGCACTTAATACCATTTGAGGCGCAGAAGAAGAGTTATATCCGTTGGTTGCCATATACAAATCACCAGAAGATGTTTTGTATGTAAAGTTAGCACCAAGGCTTCCAGAGGAATTGCTATATAGGTTTAACTGGGGTGCAGTATCAGCACCAATAGAATTTAGTTTTGCATTGCTTGGAGTAGCAGTACCAATTCCAACATTCTGTGAAGTATCAACAGTAATCGCAGTAGTGCCAGCAGACTGCAAAGTTAGCGCAGTAGCAGATGCACTTGTCAGCGTGTTGGTTGCTAAAGAGGTTAGTCCAGCAATAGTCGTAGCAGTAGCACCCAAAGCGATAGAGGTAGAACCAACAGTTACGCTAGAGTTTGTTAAACCAGCATTAGGCAAGCCTGTGCAGTTTGTTAGCGTTCCGCTAGATGGCGTACCCAAGACGGGCGTAGTCAGCGTTGGGCTGGTCAGCGTCTTGTTGGTAAATGTTTCCGTACCAGTTAAGGTCGCTATTGTGCTGGATGTTGCAGGCACATTTAAGTTAAAAGTTGACGCTGTGTTTGGTCCAACCAAGTTAACTTGACCACCTAAAGTTGCTTGAAAAACTAAATTTCCCATGATATTTCCTTATGGTGCAATGATTAACTGATTGGCAGTTAACGCGCCTGTTGATGGATTAAATTTTAACTTAGTAGACGATACAGTTTGTGGAAGATTACCAGTTGTATTGCTTACAAAGGTTGGGTAAAACACAGCGTTTGTGCTTGTATCGTCTGTTATTGCTGTATTTGTGGCGTTTGTAGCAGTCGTTGCGCTAGTCGCTGTGCTTGCATTACCCGTCAAAGCACCTACAAATGTAGTCGATGTAACCGAAGTTAGCCCCGCTATCGTTGTAGCCGAGCCACCCAAACTGATAGCAGTTGAGCCTACTGTAATACTTGAGTTAGTCAGCGCAGAATTGGGAATAGAAGTTAATCCAGCACCCGAACCCGTAAACTGAGTAGCCGTTAAAACGCCCGTAGAAGGGTTAAATTGGTACTTGGTAGAGGATACATACTCTGTTGTTAGATTACCGCTTGTAGCCGCGGCAAACAAGGGATAACGCACAGCATTAGTAGTTGTATCGTCTGTAACTGTGGCATAGGCGGCTGGAGTTGACCAAGTAGGTGCGCCTGCACCGCCAGAAGTTAGAACTTGACCGCTTGTGCCAGCGGCACTAAATGCGTAAGCAGTACCGCTACCATAGGCAATGCCACCAGCAGTAGGAGTAGCCGTTCCATTTGTACCTCCGTTTGCGATAGCGACTTGGCCAATAATGCCGTTAGACACGACATAAGCATTGGATTGGTTTACATAAATACTGCCGTTAGAAGAATTTACATACGCTACTGTGCCTATTTTTACCGCGTAAGCCGTTGGCGGGTAAGTATTCATTAGTTGACCAGCAGAATACGGGCTGACATATAAAATGTCACCAACAGTAAATGTTCCCGTATTTACGCCATTCAAAATGCCGTTAATAACTACATACCCTGCTGAACCAGTTGCAATGGCTTCATTTGTCAGCCCTATGCAAGCCCCAGTAGTCTGTGTATCTGCTTTAGCAAGTGCAATTAAAGGATATGTAAACCCACTTGTTGTCGATGTAATGTAGACGGGCGCACCCTTGGCAATGGTTGAGCCTGTGTTGTTGTAAACCTTTAACTGAGTTTCTTGTCCAATATGTAGCGTGTTATTTGTTACATCGTTGTTGTAAGAAAGAGCATTTAGGGTTGAGTCATACCAAAGTCTGCCAGAAGTGTAAGTAGGCGCAGACGCGGCAGTAAATGTTTCGTAATCACTAATTGTTGGGCT